GTCGAGGAGCTGACGGGCGTCTCGCGCCACGACCTCCGTCCGGACATCTACGGTCCCGCACCCCGCCGCCAACGCAAGAAGGCGGCCTGAGCGATGGCGATCTGGGAACGCCTCCTGTTGGCGCTCGCGACGTTCTTGGTCTGCGTCGGCGTGTTCGGCTCGATCATCGCCGTCAGCTGGGCCTTTGAGCGTCTCGTCGGCCTGAACGAGGGCGCTGCAGCGCTCGCAACGATCTTCGCCGCGGCGTTCGGAATGTGCTTCGCGATGACGTTCGCACCGGGCGCCCCGCGCTGGTTCCGCAAGGGAGATCGGTAGATGGCCGACGGACCGACCACGGGCCCCGACCGCCTCGCCTCCACGCGAGCGCACCTCGACGACCTGCTGGAGAAGCACCCGGAGATGCTGCCTTACACGCGGCCCGCCTCGGCAGGCGACATCGCCGATCTCGGCAAGAAGCTTGACGAGATTGCGGGCCTGTTGAGGTCGGCGCTGTCGCCTGCCGAGGCCGCCGCGCTTAAGTCGCTGCTGGACCGCTTCGTTGCGAAGAAGCGGGCAGAACCCTCGCATAAGGGGGGCGTCGATCCGGACCATGTTCCGACGGCGGCTGAGCTCGGCGCGGCCATTGAGATGGCGCTCCGTCCTACTTCGACTTCGCAAAGCCGTCCTGCATCTGCGCGAGAAGCCGTCGCGCGCCTTCTTGCACGCCTTTGGGGAATGACGCGGCGGTGCCTTCCATGATGGACAGCGCCGCATCGAACAAGTCAACCACCTCCTGCGTGGTGGCGAGATTCTTCTCTCGAAGCGTCTGCAGCATAGCCATGACCAGCGCGAATGATGCCGCGGCGACGGCGCCATTTCCGGTCTCTGACATTCATTCCTCCATCGGTTGCCTCGCAACACCGATGATGGAAGGCCGGGAGAGGGGCGTCGAGTCCTTCTCCCGGTCAACAACTCCCGGTGGCCGCCATGAGTAGCCGCCTGACCCGCCGCGCGTTCTTCGCCCTGCCAATCGCGCTGCCCGTTGCGGCGGTGGCCGCGAAGGTGGCGCCTGCGGCGCCCACGAAGGCGATCGTAGAAGAGGTCCACGTCATACCGCCCGGCGGGTACGCGAGAGTGAACGCTCTTCTCCTGGAGGCGCGGCGCGACCGGCTGAAGGCCGAGTTCATTCGCGAATTTGTCCGTCTGCAAACACGCCTCTGTCCTATTGGCGCCCGCGATTACAAGTCCAGCGCATGCATCATGACCGGCGACCAAATCATCGCGCGCGCGGGCACCGCCGGGTTTGGCCGCATCATGGCCGCGTCCCGACTGACGCCCGGTCCCTACGATCGCGTGATCGGCATCGACGCCGGCGGCAAGGACGACAGGTTCGCCGTCGCCGTTGTGCGGCCCGCCCAGCCGGTGGCGGTCTGAATGCCGACGCCCGCTCTCTACAGGCCTGACTACGGCCAGCCTTGGCAGGACGTCGAGCTTGTCGCGCGGACCGGCAACACTTTCCTGTTGCGCGAGGTTGATAAGTTCTGGCCGGGCGTCATCCTCGCCAGCCTCGACCAGGTCGGCTTTCCTGGCCTGGTACTCGACTTCCGCGAGCCCTTCGGCAACGACCGGAAGGCGGCCTGAATGTCCTTCATCCGCCAGCCCTCCATCGGTCACTACGAAGACCTCGTCGCCAACCGCGATCTCGTCCTCGCAACCTGCCCGAGTTCGCACCGCCGCCGCATCCTTGGCCTGGCCCCGCGCTATCGGCCCGTCAAGACGCACGAGATCACGGTCGACCTGCGGACCGGCGAGCGGCAGGTGGTGGCGTCGAAGAGGCCCGTCGCCGACGCGCCGCAGGTCAATCCGGTTTGCCATTCGCCGTTGCCGCCAGAGGCCCGTCAGGTCGAAGTCTGCGCCGCCACAGGTCGTCGTGAGAGCGCGCGCCAGATCATCGACGCCGTATCCGATGTATGGGGCGTTTCGGTCGTCGAACTGCACTCCAACGGGAAGATACAGCGAGTCGGACGGCCGCGATTTGCCTGCTTTTTGCTGCTGAGGTCGCGCCTCCAATTCTCCTCGCCGAAGATCGGCCGCATCCTCGGCGGACGCGATCACAGCACCGTGCTCGCCGGCATCCGTCGCGCCCGCTGGCTCTACGAACACGACGCCGACTGGCGCGCGAAGTTCGACGCCGCCGTGGCCGCGCTCGACGGGGGCGCGAAGTGATCGGCGGTCTTCATTCCACATTGGCGAGCGACGGTCCCTTCCTCCCCCTGGTGGTTGACCCGTTTGCCCGCGGCGGTCGGTGTGTACGTGCCGGCCGCCGCATCCCATTCGCCATTTTGGCTGCTGCCGTTGAAGGCGCTGCCGGAATTTCTCTGCGTCGCCAGCCTGGCAGCGACACGACGCAGGACTTCGCCAAGTCGTTCGGTCTTTCGGCTCCTTTGATCGTCGGCGTTCGTCATGAACGTCAACGTAGGAGGGTTCATGTCCGGGTTTCTGAACAAGCGTTCCGAGTTTCAGGAGAAGTCTGCCGTGAGTGCGACCGTTAGAGCGCGTGACATGCTTTGCGATCTGTCCGGCCCTCGCGGCTGGAATGACACGCGCGAGTCCTGGCTATCCCGTGGAGCCCGTCGCGCCGGGCTGTCCCTCCGCCGAGCGCGGGCCATCTTCTACCAAGAACCCATAAGGCTAGATGCCGATGAATATCTCGCGATCGAGCGGGCTCACCGCGACGCCCATGCGGCTGTGGCGGCGCTTCAATCACTGGCGGGCCATGCGGATATACGCCCAGGTCAAGCGGATGCCGCACCGGGCGAGGGAGCTGACGGCGAAGGCCGACAGGCTGATCGGGAAGAATGTCCGGCCGCCGATGCCGCTGTTCGATCACGATAGCGAGGGGAGATAGATGACCACCACCATCGGCCGTGCCTTGGCCAGCAAGGGCATCCTCCAGTGCAACGTCGATCTCCAAATCGCGCTGGCGAAGTATCAGAATGACGGCGGCGAATACGGCGTGGCGCTCGCCATGCTGAATGCCGCTTACGGAAAGGGCGGCGCCGGCCGCATCATGAGTGCCGCCGAGGGTCTTTCCCCCAATGCCGGCGCCGCCCGAACGAATGATGGCGAGGCAGGCCAAAGCGCATCAGCCGACAAGGTCCAACACCAGGCGCCCGCCTCGCCATCAACCGAACCGGGGCGCGGCGAGGGGCATCGCACTCATGCCGCCGAGGCCGATAACCGCATTCCCTCCGCCGCGTCCCGTCCCGGCCACGCCAAGCGCGGCGTCATCGCCATCGGCGCCGTGCAGGGCGCCGTCGCAAAGTCGCTCTTCGACGAAACCGTGCTGCCCGATGGCCGCAAGCTGCGCGAGGTCCGTTGGGCCGAATGCCCGACCCTGGCGAGGAAGTACCGCCGCCTCTCGCGCATCCTCATGGCGGTTCACAACGCGGCGATCCCGCCCGATCCGAACGCCAGCCTCGACACCGTTGTCAGCGAGGCGGACCTGAAATCGATCATCACGTCGGTGGAGAAATTCAATGAGATCCATTGATGTCGACATTCGCGACCGGGAAGGCCGAGTGGATTTTGCCGAGAAGGCCAGTTCAATGATGCCCGCCAAGTCGCGAACCAAACGCAGCGCAAAGGGTCCGATTTTCGCAGCCGGAAAGGCCATTGAGAGCGTGCCCGATGCGCTGCAACCGAATGACGGGAAGGGCCGAGGCCGTAGCGCCAATTTGGCCATGATCGACTTGCCTGACCCGTCACCTCAAAGCAGAGCGGGTCGTGTTCTTGGTGCCGACAAGGTCGAAACAACTCAGCCCGCCTCTGCTTCCCCCATCGACGGCAGCGAGGAGGGTCAGCATTTTCTTGCCGCGCAGGCCAAGAGAGAAAAGCCATCCTCGCCGTCCGTCGACCAACTCGCCGAGCTTCAGGTCCGCCGGAAGACCTACATCGGAGCCGTGAACAAGCAAACCAACGCCATCAAGGCGCTGGTGCGCCGCGCGCTCGGCTGGCGATACGACGAAGAGGACGGCGACCGCGAGGCAGTGAACAAGCGGGCCTCGCGCATCGTCGCCGCAGCGCTGGCCGGCAAGGAGCAGAAGGCGGAAGACGCCGCCGTGTTCGGCGCGCTGGCAGCCGATCTCGCCGTGTTCGCTGCGGCTATCGAGCCGATGCAGAAGGCTCGCCACGAAGTCGAACTCGAAATGAAGCGGCTTGCGAGAAAGCTGCCGGTGTTCGCTTGGGCGAAGGAGGTCAAAGGACTCGGCGAACTTGGACTTGCGGTCATCGTCGCCGAAGCCGGCGACCTCGCGAAGTATCCGAAGAAGGGCCACCTGTGGAAGCGCCTCGGCTTGGCGCCGTATGAGGGCAAGGCCTACTCGACGTGGCGCACCAAGGGTGGGCTGAGCGCGGAGGACTGGACGGCAGCGGGATATTCGCCACGACGCCGCGCTGAGGTCTACGCCGTCATCAGCGAGCCTCTGTTTCGGGCTCAGTCGGTCGCCGCTGGGCCATATCGCGCGATCTGGGAGCGACGGCGTGCGGCAACTGCCGTCGCGCATCCCGATTGGACGAAGGCGCACTCCCACATGGATGGGCTGCGCGTCATGACGAAGTATCTCATTCGCGACCTTTGGGTAGCGTGGCGGCGGGATATGCCACAATTGCCTGCCGCCGAACCAGATCGCCGGGAGGCCATTTCAGCGGTGCCGCAGGTCGCGGCCGCAGTCCATTTGCCGACCGGCGACACCTCCGCTGCCGGAGCGCCGGCATGATCTTCCCAAGCCCCGCAGCCTTGCTCGCCGAGCTTGCTGCCGAATGCCTCGCCATCGAGCGATTCGTCGGGGGCGTAGGCGTCATGCAGACCCTAGCTCGCGGCGCGACGCACGACATGCTCGCCGATCGCGCCCGCGACCTCGGCGTCCCAGCGGGCGAGATCGAAGCCGTCGTGGATGCGGCGATCAAGGTGGCAACGAACGCAACAACGGGAGCCCTCTGATGGCCTGGCAGGATGTTGAAGTTGATCTCGGCGGCTCGCGGAGAGGCCGCGTGCAGTGGTCCGTCACAGTGAAGCAGGGCGGTGCGCGGATCACGGTGCCCATGGATGTCATCAAGGTCATGGGCTGGACGGCGACGACTGCGCTGAAGCTGCAGGTCGGGACCGGCGATAACGCCGGGTCGATCCGTCTCGCCACCGATCCGAAGGGCCCGATTCACGCCACCAAGCCCTACGCCAATGCAAAGAGCCTGCAGTATCGCCTCGGCATCTGGCCGGGCATGCCGGAGGACCAGGATCGGGGAGCGATCCGCCATGAGGTGCTGGATGGCGCGCTGGTGCTGCATCTGCCTGCCACCACTCAGCGTGCCGCCGCGCCGGTCGCTGTGAAGGCCGATACTCCGGCGGCTGTCGGGGCACCCGCATCGCAGCCGCAGTCGCGCCCAGCGGGCTCAATCATGTCCGGCCCGCCGCCGCAACGTGCGGTCACCGGCAAGATCGACGTGACCTCCAAGTTCTTCGACGACCCCAAGCGCCCCGTCCAGATGGCGAGCGGCGTCCGGGGTGGCCGCATCTCCTGACCAGAATCGCTTGTGAAACCGACGCCACAACGGGGCTCGCGTTATGTCTGCTTTTCATCTCCAGATCGACAATTCCGAACTCCTTGCCGCACTCGGATCGCTGCAGGTCCGTCTCTTGGACGCTGTCGGCCAGGAGAGAGACCGTCTCGTCTCCGGCGCCACGGCGATGAGATCAGACTCGCCGGAGTGGATGACGTCTTGGGTCGACGGCGCGAACTATACCGCGCACTTCGTACCGGGACCAAAACTAGTCGAGCTGCTGTTGCCTCTTGAGCGGCTGGAATTGCCGAGGGCGAAACCGGTCCCGAAGTGGCGCCGCGTCGTTCGACATCTCCGCGAAGCCTGGGAGGCATGCCGTGAGTAAGACCAAAGCCGGCCCGATCGCTGCCGATCGGCTCAAACCCGGGAGGGTTGCGTCCGCTGTCTCAGACCGCCTGGAGGGCTTCGTTCAGCGAATCCTCGCGCTACAGGCTCGGCAAGCGAAGATCGCCGAGGAGATTCTTGAGCTGGAGACGGCGGCCGGCGTGCGGCACATGTGGACTTACATTATTCGTGCTGGCGAGGACGGGCCAGTAAAGATCGGCAAGACGGGAGACGTGATGGGACGCCTTGCGTCCCTCCAGACCGCACAGCCCGATAGGCTGAAGATAATCCGCCTGATCCGCGGCGATGGCGAAAGCGCCCTTCATCATCACTTCGCCAAGAATCGCATCCGGGGAGAGTGGTTTCGTTTCGATCCCACGATGCTGACCATTCGGGTGACGGGCTGCATCAACTTCCGTGGTGCGCTATGAGCGACGATCGCCTTAAATCCTTGGCTGATCGCATCGAAAAGCTCATGGACGAGCGCGATGGTATTCAGGGCGATATTCGCGATGTTTACGCCGAAGCCAAGAGTGCCGGCTACGTCCCGAAGGTTCTTCGCAAAGCCATCACGCGCAAGCGTATGGACCCGAGCAAGCGGGACGAGGAGGATACGATCCTCGACTTGTACGAGGACGCGCTGAGCCCGAAGATGCGCCGCGCCGTGGAGATGGCAAGGAGCGGCGCCAGCGCGCGCCAGATCGAGAGGGAAACGGGCATCGACCAAGCGACGGTCGCGCGATCTGTCTCGCTAAACAAAAAATCTGAGACGCCGGAAGGCGCGACCACCGATAGGCGGGACAGGGCAGCGTCGGATGTTGGCAACGTTGCAGAGCCTGAGGCGGACCCGGAGAGCGCACCGCGTCCGTCACCGCCGCTCGATGCTCAATCCGACGGATCCNNCGANGCGCTCGGATCGCGCTGCCGCTCGCCTCATGGATCAATCCGACGGCGAGATCACCGTCCAGATCGAGGCTTCACCGGGATCGGTATTCGACAGGCTGGGCCAAGCTCTCGAGCGCGTTGCGCCGGGGCGTGTCGAGCGCACCGTTGTCGCCCCTGACGACGACCGCACGATCCCACACTTCCTCCGCCGGGTGCCGGCATGACGCGCGTACAGAGCCGTTCCCGTGACGCTTCAAAGTCGCGTCCGTTGCTCGCCTATATCGTGCAGGAGGAAGACGAGGGGACCGGCGGCGTCGTCTTCGCGCGCCATGCCATCGTGGCGCGACGGAATGGGGCGAACGAATACAACGGCGGCGATTTCTATGGGCTGACATGCCGTAGGGCGCCGTGGGCCGACCGTTATGCGCCTGGGCCGGTTCCAAAGTTGTCGATGATCGACCGTGGTTGGTGGTTCGAATGCTCCGGCTGCCAGCGTCAGATCAAGGACGAGGCCGATCCCGATAGCGAGTTCGAAGTCTCCTCCGCCGCCGCGCTTGAAATCGGCGATGCCGTCTACTGTTCTTCCGGGTGTCGGCGCAATCATCTCGACGAACAGGCCGACAGGAAGAGCCGGGAAGAACTCGCCAAGCAGCGGCTCCGGCGTGAGCTATGGGAGAAGGTACCCGGGATCACGCTCTTGGGTGACGATCATGCCTACGTGGTCTGCGAAGACGGCCGGTGGGTCGAGCGGCAAGTCGTCGTCTATTTCTCGTTCCCCGGCGCGGAGCACGGTCCATCCACCTTCCGATACGAGATCGGCCATGCTGCCAGCCTGTGGGTGCCCGGAGGTGATCACGACGCTTGGCTTGCGTGGCGCAGGACCTCGCAAGACCACCGTGACGTTCTGCGCTGGGCTGATGACGGAGGCCCGACATGAACCCGCGCACTCTTCGTCGTCGAACCGAGCGGGTCGCGACTAAGCTCGAGCGCCGCATCGCTGAGCTGGAGGAGCGCAAGCAGCCGGTTCCGCACGCCTTGCGTCTTCAGGTCAAGGCGGCTCGCACTGCAGCTCTCCGAACGGGGAGGCCGGCGCGATGAGAGAGACCGTCACGATCAACGGACGGGAGTTTCCGGTCGTGTCCTGGGGCGCGGCGCCGCCAGTGACGAAGCGCAAGGCGCACCGGGCGATCCCGCGGCCGCTCGACGGCGCTGCCGTCCAGCGCGGAAAGCTCGCGCTCAGCATGCGGCCGCCTTCGGTCAATGTCCTGTTCGCCAACGCCAGAAAAGGCCGCCGCAAGACGCTGGCCTATCGCAACTGGCGAGCTATCGCGGACCGCGAGCTGCGGGACCAGCCGTCGTGGCATGTCGCCGGCAGGGTCCGGATCCTGATCCGCGTCGGCGGCAGCAGGGCCGATTGCGACAATCTCTGCAAAGCCCCGATCGATGCCCTGGTAGGCGCCGGGCGCATCCAGGACGATCGGAACGTGGCCGATGTGCGCGCCATCCACGACGGCACTGTCACCGGCACCGTCATCGAGATCGAGGCCGCAGCATGAACGATGATGCCGCGTCCTACTTCGCCGCGATCAAGGCGCGCCGGCTGCTCGGGCTGCTGCGCGCGGAATTCTGGTCGATCGAGGGTGATGACTTCGACCTCATCCTAGCCGCCGCACTGGCGAGGCTGCCGTGAGCGCCGCCTACGACACCCGCCGCGCTCGACGCGAGGCCCAGCGCCAGCGCGACCTCGGTGGCGAGACGCTTGCCGCCTTCAAGGCTCGCGAGACGGCACCGCCGCCGACCCTGGCTGAGATCTACCGGACCAACCGCGCCGACAAGACAGTCTGTCCGGTGACCGGCGATCTCTTTGCGACCGCCGGCAAGCTGCCTCGCGAGACGGTGAAGGTGCTGCGGCGACGGTGTGGCCTACAGGGAGTAGCGAAGTGATCCATCGAGCGCACGTTATCGACCGTGAGATCCTGCACGGGCACCTCTTCTGCGGCCTCGGCGGCGGAGCCAAGGGTTTCAATCGCGGTTCGGCGCGCGTCGGCAATATTCGGGCAAAGTTTCGGTGTGTCGGCGGATTCGATAACGATCGCGCCGCCATCGCAGACTTCAGTCGCGCAGCCGGGGTTCAAGGCACGGTGCGAGACCTGTTCTCGCGTGACCAGTACATCGCCTTTCACGGCAAAGCGCCCCCGGCGGACTGGGAGGAAGCCACCCCGGCCGACATCCATGCGGGCTTCCATAAAGAGCGGCCGCACATCATCTTCCTGTCGGCTCCGTGCAAGGGGTTCTCGGGCCTGCTGGCTGAGAGCAAGAGCCTCACGGACAAGTACCAGGCGCTCAACGCGCTGACCCTCCGCGGGGTCTGGCTCGCGCTCGAGGCGTACAAGGACGACCCCGTCGAGCTGTTTGTCTTCGAGAACGTACCGCGGATCGCCAAGCGCGGCCGCAAGCTGCTCGATCGCATCATCGCGCTCTTCCGCGCCTATGGTTACGTCGTCGCTGAAACCACCCACGACTGCGGCGAGCTCGGCGGGCTCGGCCAGTCTCGGAAGCGTTTCCTCCTGGTGGCACGTCATCGCGAGAAGGTGCCGAACTTTCTGTACGAGCCGGAGAAGAAGTCCCTCCGCGGGGTCGGCGAGATCATCGGTCGCTTCCCGGTACCGGGGCCCGATCTCATCCTGCCGATGCACCGCATGCCGGCGCTGCAGTGGAAGACCTGGTTGCGCCTGGCTCTTGTCGAAGCCGGATCGGACTGGCGGTCGCTCAACAAGCTGGTGGTGAAGGACGGCTATCTCGCCGACTTCGGCATCGAGCCCGAGGTCGACTATCGCGCCGGCGTCATGGGCGTGAACCGCTGGGAGGACAGTAGCGGTGTCGTCGCAGGTCGATCGACGCCGACGAACGGCGCCTTCAGCGTCGCCGATGTCCGCATCGACGACGCCCACAACAGCGTCCTAGGCGTCAATCGGTGGGACAAGGAGAGCACCACGGTTCGCGGCGCCCATCGCCCGCAGAACGGCCGTTGGTCCGTCGCGGATCCTCGTCCCGGTGATTCCGATCGCGGCGCCTATGGCGTGCTCGCCATGGACGACACCGGCCATACGGTTACATCGGCGCGCTCACCAGGACAGGGAACGTTCTCTGTCGCCGATCCCAGGCCGGGCTTCGGACCTAGCACGCATCACAATGTGATGCAGGTCCATCGCATGGAGGAGCCCTCCAAGACGGTCACCAGCGGCACGCATCCCGCCGGTGGCGCCTTGTCGGTTGCCGATCCGAGAATGGACAACGATCGCGCCGGGCCGATGGGCGTCAAGGGATGGGACGACACTGGCAATGCGGTCGCCGGGGAAAGCTTGCCCAGCAACGGCCCCTTCGCGATAGCCGACGTCAGGGTCGATGGTCACGCGAAGTCGGTCCAGCTCGGCGTCCGCTCTTACAAGAAGACTGCGCCGACGGTTAAAGGCGACATGTCGGTCGGCACCGGTCCCTACGCGATCGACGATCCCCGCATCCTCGACCGGCCGGTGTTCAACAACGTCTTCCGCCTGGTTCCCTTCGAAGGCACAGCGCCTGCGGTAGCTGGACCTGGCGGTGCCGCTGGCGGCATGTCGGTCGCCGATCCTCGATACGCCAACTGGCATCCAGGCGCCTCGAGCACGAAGATGCGCGTCACCAAGTGGGAAGGTCCGTCGGGAACCGCCACCGGCAGTCAGCAGGTCGGCAGCGGTGCTCTCGCGGTGCAGGATCCTCGTCCAGGCGAGCGCGACGACGGCTACAAGCAGACGAAGTACCGGGTCACCGGTGGTGATGAGCCCAGCGGGGCGGTGATTGGCGCCAGCACCACTGGCAACGGTGCGTTCGCCGTCGCGGATGCCCGGCCGAAGGGACTGAAAGGGAAGGGCGCTGCTTACGCCGCGGCGGGCAACTACGGTGTCGTGCCATGGGCGCGCAGCGCCAACGCGGTGCCGGCCTCGGCAAACCACGACAACGGCTTCAATTCGGTGGCGGACCCCAGGGATGGCACCGGAAAAGTCGTCCCGTTTGCATTGCCCAAGCCCAATGACCGGCTGGTTTGTTGCATCCGCGCCCTCGACGGTACGTGGCACCGGCCGTTCACCACACTTGAGCTGGCGGCCCTGCAGAGCCTCGTCGGCGATCCGGAGGAGTATCTGACGCTCGAAGGCCTGTCGGATTCGGCATGGCGCGAGCGCATCGGCAACGCCGTGCCGCCTGACGCCGCGGAAGCGATGGCCGGTGTCTTTGGGCAGTGCCTGCTCGGCGCCTGGTCCGGCCACACCTTCATGCTCAGCAGCCAGCCGATCTGGGTCCGCAATGTCGTGATCGGCCTTTCGGTGAAGCAGCTTGAGGAACTCGCAGCATGAAGCGGCGCCTCTCCTCCGAACGCGATATCAATCGCCACTGCGCCCGAGTGTATCTCGCGGAAGCCCGAAGACGACGTGGGACCTGGTTCGCTCCGGTTCTGCTGCAGTGGGCCAAGAACGCCCGTCGGCGATCGAACGAAGCCACCCAGCGCGACCTGTTCGGGAGAGCGGCATGACGATCGGTTTCGTCAACACATCGATGGACGACGTCGGCGCCGAGCGTGGCGCCGACATGTCGCGCCGTCGTCAGAACGGCGGGAACCGGTCGAGGTACTCCGCCACTCGTTCAACGATCCATTTGATGACGCTCCGCCAACGCCACAGGAACCACACAACTCGCCATACCCAACTCAAAGCCATCATTAAACATTCTCCATCTCAAAGGGCGGAGACGCTCAAGGACGCCTCCTTTCAGTATTTACCTTTGAGAGGAGTCCAAACGACGAGTTTCTCTGAGCAGCCTCCGGAAACGTTGAAATACAAGGGGATTCCGAAGGTCGGCGATCCGGGCTATCGCTCCGAAGCGAGGGTGGAATGAAGAAGCCGAAGCCCTTCGCCACCGAGGTCGACCTCTGCGCTGCATTCCTCTCGGCGCTGCCGAAAGGGTGGACCGCCTATAACGAGACCGCAGGGTGGGACATCCTGCTGGTCCGCGATGCCGACGGTTTCCAGATCGGCATCCAGGCGAAGCTGAAGTTCAATCTCGCCGTCCTCCATCAGGTCATCGAGACCTCCGTCGGCAAGTGGTCGTCTGGCGTTGGGCCCGACTGCCGCGCCGTGCTGATCCCGGAGGGCGAGGGGCGCCTGGGATCAATCGGCGCCTACCTCTGTCTCACCACGATCGAGGTCCGCGCTCCCAGCGAGATTCTACGCAAGCCGTCATTCTCACCTGAACTGCCAGACGACAAGAACGGCTGGCGGTCGCGATGGTTCGAGATGGCTCCGACGAAGCGGGAAGCGCTGCCGGCCTACGTGCCGGACTGCAAGGCTGGGGACAAGGCGCCGTTGCAGCTGACGGACTGGAAGATCAAGGCCCTCAAGCTCGCCGTCCTGCTGGAGCAAAACGGGTCGGTGACGCGAGCGGACTTCAAGCACCTAGACCTCGATCACCGCCGCTGGCTAGCCGCGCAATGGCTGACCCTGGACTTCGTGACTAACCGTTGGGTGAAGGGCGATCGCTGGCCTGACTTCGCTGCCCAGCACCCGCGGAACTACGCCGAGATCAAAGCCGATTCGGAGATCTGGATGCCGAAGGTGCTGGCGTGACTTCCATTACCACCGATTCGTGCCAGTGCGGCCGCCCGCTGCACCATCGCGGTATGTGCTCGGCTCGTTGGGCCATCCGCAGAGGTGGCGAGGGCGCGCCACCGCGGCCTAAGCTGAAGCACTCGGCGCCGGGAACACCGAAGCGCCGATTCACCGAACACACTCCGCCGGGCACGCCCTACACGCTGGCATCGGATCATCCTGCCGTCCGGGAAGCGCGCACGCTCTTTGCGGCTCGCCGAGTCCGGGCCGCCCTCCAGGAGCGCCTCCTGAAGTCGGCCGAGCATAATCGCAAGATCGGCGGCTCCGTCACTAAAGGCCATCTCCGCGGCCTCAACGTCTTCACGCTGACGCTCGAGGAGCGGGCGACCTGTCCGAAGACCTGCGTCAACTGGCAGGACTGCTATGGCAACGTCATGAACTGGTCGGCCAGGATCCAAGTCGACGGTGATCTCATGATCCTGCTGTCCGCCGAGGTCCGAAAGCTGGTGGCGATGCACGGACGCATCCTGGTCCGGCTCCATGTGCTCGGCGACTTCTTCTCGACGGCCTACGTCGCGTTCTGGCACGCGCTGCTGCACGCCCAACCGGGGCTGCACCTCTATGGCTACACGGCGCGCAATGGATGCGCGATCGGGCGCGAGATCGAGCGGATGAACGAGCATCCGCGCTGCTGGATCCGGTTCAGTGGTGGTTTCCCCGGCCAGTTTCGGGCGCTGACCGTCGACAGCGCGGGCCAGGCCGCCGATGCCGGCGCCATCGTCTGTCCGGTCCAGACCAACCGAACCGACTGCTGCGGAACCTGCGGCCTCTGCTGGTCAACCCCGAAACCCATCGCGTTCCTGAGGCACTGATGACCTCCTACGGCGACTTCCTGAAGGCCAAGATCAAGACCGCGGCTGTGGCCGGCTTCGATGTGCCGATCGCCGATATGAACGAGGCGCTGAAGCCGTTCACCCTCGCATCGGTCCAATGGGCGCTGCGCGGAGGTCGGCGGGCGATCTTCTCGCGCTTCGGCCTGCACAAGACCGTGACGCAGCTTGAGATCATGCGCCTGATCGGCGTCCGTCGCCGCGGTGTCACCCGCCTCGTCGTGGCGCCGCTCGACGTCATCGGCGAGTTCATGGATGACGCCGCACAGTGGTTCATGGGCGACCGCGCTATCGAACTGCGCTTCGTCCAGTCCGACGAGGAGATCGCCGCCGCCAAAGCCCTTGCCGGCGACCGGGCCGACGACATCATCTTCATCACCAACTACGAGAGCGTCCGGGAAGGGAAGATCAATCCCGCGGGCTTCATCGTCAGCCTGGACGAGGCATCGGTGCTGCGCGGCTTCGGCGGCACCAAGACCTTCCGAGAATTCATGCGGCTGTTCGAGCATTCCGACCTGGAGCGGTTCGTCGCTACGGCGACGCCGAGCCCGAACGAATACATCGAGTTGCTGGCCTATGCCGCCTTCCTCGGCATCATGGACATCGGGCAGGCCAAGACCCGCTTCTTCAAGCGCAACAGTGAGAAGGCCGACGACCTGACGCTGCGACCCGGCGCGGAACGGGAATTCTGGCTGTGGGTGGCGTCATGGGCGCTGTTCGTACAGCAGCCCTCTGACATCGGCTTCAGCGATGACGGCTATGTCCTGCCCGAGCTGGACGTGCGCTGGCATGAGGTTCCGACCGATCATCGCGGCGCCGGCGCCGAGCGGGATGGCCAAGCTCGGATGTTCAAGAACGCCGCGATCGGCGTCGTCGATGCCAGCCGGGAGAAGCGGGACAGCCTGCAGGCTCGCATTGCCAAGCTCATGGAGATCCGGGCCGAGGAGCCCGGAGCCCATCGAGTGATCTGGCACGACCTCGAGGCCGAACGGAAGGCCATAGAAGCCGTGGTGCCAGGCGTCGTATCCGTCTACGGCAGCCAGAAGGACGCCGATCGCGACAAGGCCAAGGCCGACTTCAAGCACGGCAGGATCGCGGAGCTGGCGGCCAAGCCCTCCATGCTGGGCAGCGGCTGCAACTTCCAGCGCCACTGTCATTGGGCGGTCTATCTGGGCATTGGCTTCAAGTTCAACGACTTCTACCAGAGCCTGCACCGCCTGCAGCGCTTCGGCCAGGCCGAGACCGTCCGCGTCGATCTGATCTTCACCTCGGCCGAGCGCGAGGTCCGCCGTAAGCTGGAGAAGAAGTGGCGGCAGCATGAGGAGCAGGCCGCCATCATGTCCGGCATCATCCGCGAGTTCGGCCTGTCGAATGCCGCGATGGTGTCGGCCCTGCAGCGCTCGATCGGGGTGGAGCGGGAGGAGGCGAGGGGAGACGGCTGGACTTCGGTGCTCAATGACTGTGTCGACGAGGTCGGGCGGATGGGGACGGGGAGCGTCGACCTGGTCGTGACCAGCATCCCCTTCGGCACGCAGTACGAATACAGCCCGAGCTATAACGACTTCGGTCACACCGACGACGACCGGCACTTCTTCCAGCAGATGACGTTCCTCCTGCCGAACCTGCTGCGGGTGCTGAAGCCGGGCCGAATCGCGGCGATCCACGTCAAGGATCGGATCGTGCCGGGCGGCATCAACGGGCTCGGCTTCCAGACCGTGAGCCGCTTCAGCGACAAGACCTGCGACGCCTTCGAGGCCGCGGGCTTTGCCTTCCTCTCGCGCATCGTGATCCCGACCGATGTCGTGCGGGAGAACAGCCAGACCTATCGCCTCGGCTGGTCGGAGCAATGCAAGGACGGCACCCGCATGGGCAACGGCATGTCGGAGTATCTGCTGATCTTCCGGGCGCCGCAGACCGATCGCAGCAAGGGCTATGCCGACCATCCGGTGGTGAAGCCGAAGCCGCTGTCCTACGTCGAAGGCAGCGGCGGCGCGATGACGAACAGCTTCGTGAAGGACAAGCGGCCGGTGCCGGGTACTGGATACAGCCGGGCGCGCTGGCAACTCGACGCCCATGGCGCGCGCCCGACCGATGGCGAGGGCTTGCATCGCGTACTGCCCAAGGAGCTCTCAGACGTCATCCGCGCGGTCCGCGCCGACGCCGAGCAGAAGAAGGCTCCAATCTTCCGGGTCTGGAAGAAGTGGAGCCTGGAGCACCGCTACAGCTTCGATCTGCATGTCGCCTTCGCCGAGGAGCTGGACCGCTACGGCCTGTTGCCACCGGACTTCATGCTGATCCCGCCGCACAGCGACGACCCGGAAGTGTGGACGGACATCGCGCGCATGCGCTCGCTCAATATGATCCAGCAGCAAAAGGGGCTCGATCAGCATCTCTGCCCGCTGCCCTTCGACATCGTCGACCGCTGCATCGTCCAGTACAGCCAGCCCGGCGAGTTGGTGCTCGATCCGTTCGGGGGCATCGGCACCGTGGCCTATTGCGCCAAGAAGCTCGGCCGGCAGGGCTGCATCATCGAGCTCAGCCGCAGCTACTGGACCGACGGCCTTGTGCATCTGCGTGGCCTCGATCGCGAAGGTGCACAGACTTCGATTTTCGACGTGATCGATCCAGGTAAGGAAGCCGCGTAGATGGCCCCCAAACTGCCGCCACCACCGGTGCCGGCCGATGCTGACCTGACGCATTTCGACGACATGCCGCTCGAAGTGCGCCGGTTGCGCGACAGCGGCATCGCGGGCGTTGCCGATGCGGAGGCCTTCCGCTGCGGTGTCTTGGGGTGGTCGGCGTCATGGCATCAGCTGCCGGCTGGCTCCCTGCCGCCATCGGACGCCGATCTCTGTCGGCTCGTCGGGCTCGGTCGCGATCTCAAGACCTGGCGCAGCATCAAGGCCGACGCCATGCGCGGCTGGCGCCTGTTCTCGGATGGCCGGCTGTATCACCCCGTCGTCACCCAAAAGGTCATCGCGGGCTGGAACAGTACCCGCCTCAACCGCTGGGCCAAGGAGTGCGATCGTATCCGCAAGGAGAACAAGGCGCGGGAGAAGCGGAGAGACCGGCCGCTGGAAACACCGCCCAAGCCGGACCCAATTCCGTACGTGTGGCCGAAGGATGAGGCGTGGAATTCCCCCGGAACGGCCGAAGGATTTCCGGCGGAAAGCCAGAAAATTCCACCGGAAAACGCCCTGAATAGAAGGGAAGGGAATGGAGTCTCAGGGAAAGCCCCTCCAGGGCTTTCCCCTGATGAACATCAGACATCACCGCCTGTTGCCGCGCGCGGGAGCCTGGGGGGCTCCGCGCACGACGCCGTCAACTTTTCGAAGATCGTGAAGAGGATGCCATGACGATTGCCAGCCTCGCGCTGAAGGAACCGCCGCACAATTTCGGTGCCGAACAGGCCGTGCTGGGGGCCATCCTCGTCAACAATTCGGCCTGGTCGCAGGCTTCTGAAACCCTGATGGCGCAGCATTTCGCCGACCCGTTGCACGGCAAGATCTTCGAGATGGCCGGCCGGCTGATCGAGCGCGGCCAGGTGGTATCAGCCTTCGCGTTGAAGGCATATGCCGAACAGGATGAGGACCTGCAGCGCGTCGGCGGGCCGGCCTACCTCGCCAAGCTCATGGCGGCCTCCGTGCACGCCCTCGACGTGCCGGCGATGGCGCGGACGGTGCGGGATTGCGCAGCACGCCGGGGGCTCATCGCGGCGCTGAGCGATGCCCTTCCGGTGGCTTATGTCGAGGGCCATGAGCTGACGGCCGCCGAACAGATCGAAGCGATCGAGCGGCGGCTCTACGGCATCGCGGAAAGCGCCGTTGAGGGCGGGTTCCGGCCCCTCAATTCGGCACTCACCGCGGCCATGACCACCGCGGAAGCTGCGCACGGCCGTCCCGGCGGCATGACCGGACTGCCGACCGGTCTCCGCGATCTCGACAGCCTTCTCGGCGGCTTGAACCGCTCCGATCTGATCATCATCGCCGCGCGCCCGGGAATGGGGAAATCGGGACTGGCGTCGAACATCGGGACCGCGGCCTCGCTCACCGGCGCCACCGTGGGATTCTTCTCTCACGAGATGTCCGCGGAGCAGCTGGCCAACCGCATCGTGGCCGAGCGTGCCGGCGTCTCGGCCGAGAAGGTGCGGCGGGGCGAGCTGACTGCTGCGCAGTTCGATCGCGTCCTCACCGCCTCTCAGGAACTGGAGAGCCTGCCGTTCTACCTCGACGACACCCCGGCGATGTCGATCCAGGGCCTCAGGACCCGCGCCCGTCGCCTGAAGCGGCAGCATGGGCTCGATCTCGTGATCGTGGACTACCTCCAGCTCATCGACGCCGATCGCCGCCGGCGGGAGGGCAACCGCGTCCAGGAAGTCTCGGAGATCACGCGCGGTCTCAAGACCTTGGCGAAGGAACTGGACGTGCCGGTGATCGCCTTGTCCCAGCTCTCCCGCGCCGTCGAACAGCGCACCGACAAGCGCCCTCAGCTCGCCGACCTGCGGGAATCGGGCTCGATCGAGCAGGACGCCGACATCGTGCTCTTCATCTACCGCGAGGAATACTACCTCGAGCGCGGGACGGAGGAGGAGCGAGCCAGGCTCGCCGATGCGGCAGGCAAAGCCGAACTGCTGATCGCCAAGAACCGCCACGGCCCCACGGCGACGGTCCACGTCCACTTCGACGGTCCGACGACGCGCTTCTACGACATCAGCGGAGGTGACCTGTGATGGCCATGGAGGAGATGCTCGCGGGCATTCTCTTGGGCCTGAAGCAGAAGGCCGCCGGCGTCGAGCCAGCCCCCTTAGCGGACTACAAGGGCACGTTCGCGGAGAAGCATGCCCTTGCCGACGCTCGCGACCTCCTTGCCGCCCTCAGCACCGCCGGCAAGGCCATAGAGGACGATTGGCGGACGATCGACAGCGCGCCGAAGGATGGGACGACCATTTGGGCGGTGCTGCGCGCCGACATCTACCCGGGGCTCCATCCTTTGCGCGACGATCTCGAGCGTTGGAATGGCCTGCAGTTGCCGCTCCGCCATCCAGGCATCGCAGCCGACGGGTTCGATATCGGCTGGAACATCGCAGCGCCGGTTGGACACGGGGGCATTCCTGACGGCTGGATCGCTGGTTGGCGTTCTCTGCCTCCCGCGCCCGCCGCTGGCGGGAAAGATTATGACCCAACGTCACCGCTCCGAAATTCCGATTGTTGCGCTTCGCCTGACGCCAACCTGATATCGGAGCCCAATCGATGAGCCGCGCTGACCTTACCGAGGTCCGCAAGCGTGCCTGGGAGACCAGGCGGGCGCGCTACGGCAGCCGAGGGCACAGCGGCGCCTATCTTACCGGCCGCCGCTGCCCGCGCTGCGCCTCGATGGAAGCCATGCTGATCCAGCTCCACGCCGAGGGCGTGCTGAGCGAGGGACAGGTATCGAAGGCGACCGACCTGGGTCGCGTGGAGATCCGCCGCGAGGTCGATCGCCTGAGAGATCAACGACGTACGGAGGTTTCCGCTGAGATGTCAGATGTGGAACAGGGCGGGGGACGCTCGGCATGAACCGCAACCGCTACCGCACCCACGACGTCCGCATCCGGGGCTCCCTGGAACGGCATGTTGGCGTGGCCCCGGCGGATGACGCCGATCTCCGCGCGATGGCGGCCAAGGCCTGGCTTGAGGGCCGCGCCCTCGTCGTCTTCCCCGACCAGGTCACGAACTCGCGGGATCGCGCACTGCTCGATCTCATTGGGAACAGGCTCTACGGCGAGCAAGAAAAAAGCCCCGGCGCGAACCGGGGCTGAGAAGGCTTCGAAAACTCTCTGACGCGGCGAATGTACCCCTCGCATCGCTGGAACTCAACGATCGGAGCCCAAGAATGGCCAAGCCGAAGAAGTCGAAGAAGATCAAGAAGCGCTTCGGGCGTGACGCCCTCGACTGGCAAGAAACTTCACAGTCCGACGGTCGAGATCGCGGTCGACGATCCCGAGGGCACCCGCAAGGCCCGGCGCAAGTCTCACGCGAGTGCGCCAGTCCGAAGCATGGCGGCATAACCGCCGTCACCGGAATGCAGCGCGACGCCGAGAAGGAGATGGAATTCGCTTGGCGTCTCCGCACCGCTGGTCTCGGTGCTGCGGTATCGAAGTACGGGCTCCAGCGCGGCGGCAGCGGGCGCGCCGACCTCGGGTCCAGTGCAGATGCGACGTGGATCGAATGGAGCAAGCTCGCTCATGATCGGCGGATCTTGGTGGCGGCCGTGGTGGACTGCATCGCTGAGCCGAGGACGCTGGCAGAGATCGAGCGGACCCACCGCATGCGGCGCGGGCAGGCCTTCGGCAACTACGTCCTGGCGCTCGATCTCTGGTGTGAGGTGCGGGGCTGGATCAGAGGGCCCAGAATGGACGGCCCGCCGCATCTGGCGGCCGAGGGCGTGGCGCGATGATTGTGACACCGGTTCCTCTACGTGCAGCGGGGAGTTGAACCGCCCGCACCGGTAGTGTGATATTAAGGATCACCGGGAGAAGCCATTCAGCCAGTCGGGCATGGGCACTTCGCGATGCGTAAAGAAGAAGGGGGGAGAGCATGGCGGTAAATCGCCAACTTCATATTTCGAGAGCGCGCAAAGCATGGCCAATCTTGGTGAAGCGCGTCTCAGAAAAAAAGCCGACAGCATTCACCTACAAAGAACTGTCCGATCTCATCGGCGTTCACTGGCGTGCCGCTGGTCGGTATCTCAGTGAGATCCAAGAATACTGCGCCGATCAAAAGCTCCCAAGACTTCAAGCCTTTGCAGTAAATGGGAAAACGAAAGTGCCAGGGGACGGATACAAGGGCGCTAGGGGCAAGACCAAGCACGCGCAGGAAATGGCCGAAGTGCGCCTGGCACGATGGCCAAAAAAGGCGCCATTCTGAACGGGCGGTTGCAGCCCCAATCGGTAGTGTCCTAATTTGACTTGAAGTGGCGATAAGTGACGGTCGCGATCCAGCCAACCTTCTTTTCGTCCGCGAGGGAATCTTCCGAATTCTTGCGGGCGGCCAAGCTAATGACCTGTATCCCCTCCTGCCGGCTTAGCCATTCAGTAGCGTCGGCCTCTGCCTGAGACGCGCTCATCGCGGCAAATGTCTTTTCTTCGATCATCGAGCCCTCCCTGATTCTCGACCGGGCGGCGCTATTTCGCGATGCCGAGAATGGTCACGATGGCGATAGCGGCTGTTGCAATGGTGCTTACGATGCTCGCCAAGGCAACGGCTACATTCCAACGGTAGCGATTGGCATCCTGCCGGCGATCCTCAAGATAATCACCTTGAGTCCGCCAGGGATTGTCTCCGGCTGGAGGATTTACAAGTTCAACGCGCAAAGGCTTTTTGTCATTCACAGCGCCCTCCCGGCGGAGCGGCCTCACCTTGAGGTTCGCTCCACGAGTTGATGCAGCGACCATAGGCCCTTTTCGACGCCCGCCGCCATAGCCGGCGTCATCCGGAGCGTCTTGTGCGTGCGCACGAAGTTGTAGTGCGCGAAGTCGCAGTCAAAGTCGTCCCGAAGGTCGACGGCCGCTTTGGCGGAGGCATGGCAACTCCGGGGCTTCCTTGGCTTCGCGGCTCAATAGATGCGCAAGCGGAATCGGGAAAACTCAACAAAGCAGCGGCCGCTTGGACCGCAGTTTCAGTCGTTCTTAGCGCCGCCTCGGCGCTAGTTGGCGCTTTTCCAAATTAGGACACTACCCCCCAATCTCATATCTTGACATTTGCGCAGACTTGACCCCATTATATGGCTTCATCGGACATTTGGTCCGCCAAACGCCCGCTCAGGAAACTGAGGCGGGCGTTTGTATTTCGGAGCCGCTCGATGTCGTCACGATCAAGTAGTCATTTCGGAGGGATGACCGAGCGGTAAGGTGAAGGCTTGCTAAGCCGTGGCTGCACTTCGGCGCACGGGTGTTCGATCCGCCCTCCCTCCGCCACATGCTGGAGGGCGCCACCGGGAAGGCTGGTAACTGGTCTCGAAAACCAGGGTGCGTACAGGCGCAAGGGTTCGACTCCTTCGCCCTCCGCCAATCTTCAGCTTTCGGTTGCTACCTTCGCGCGGCTTCTATGGCCGCCCTCCGAACACTCATGGCGTCATAGGCAGAGAGCCCGTTATCAAGCGCCAGTTTTAGGAATTCTTCATCGTGTTGGCGGAGGTTATATTTTCGCACGATTGCTCGGGTTTTCTTCGCCAGGTCGATGATGTCTGAGCCACTGAACCAACGAGGGTCTCCGACTTGATCTTCGAACTCTTCAATAGCCGCCTCAGGTAGATCGGCGCCATACAAGAAGTACCGCAGGAACCTCTTGAAATTCGGATGGATATACGCCTCGCTTCCACTTGAGCCGTTTCTGCTGAAAATGTCCTGGTAAGAGCCCTTAGTATTGCCCGGATGGAGCTTCGGGTCGTTCCAAAGAGCCATTCGGTGCGCGGGAATAGCTTTCCGTGCGTGCAGTGATTCCAGCAACTCCAAGATCGGTTCGCAGTTCGCCAGATATATGGCGTGAGCGTCTTCATTGCGTGGGATGTCGTCGCGCAGATCGATGCGGGCAACCAATGCAGTTTCGGCTTCGGTGAGTGCCAAGCGGTAGTTGCGCAAGTCGATTTCTCCTCGCTGAGAACGGTCGAGGCTATCAGACCGCTTGCGACGGAGTAAGGCAAAGGGGCGGACTGCGCTTGGGAGCATCCGTATGTCCGTTCGCCCACAGCCGCCTGCCGATCTGATCGATCCCAGGTCTGCCACGCGCTTCGTGCCGGCTCCCGAGATCGTCACGTGGGCGCGGGCGACGTTTATCGACGAAGACGCCCCCCTCAGGAACGAGGACCACCACCACCTAGCCTTCGCGACGATCGGCGCGCTCTGGACCAATGTCCCGAACGGTCGGCACGGCCGCCGTGTCGTAGGCCAGGCCGAGATGGGATTGCCGCCGGCAGGAAAATGGCTTCGCGGTCGCATCGAGATGCAGCTCGCGGCTTGGTTCGCGGTCCCGCCGATCTTCCTGCTGACGTTCGACGCCGAGTACTGCTCGGAATGCTCAGATGCCGAGTTCATGGCGCTGGTTGAGCACGAGCTTTATCACTGCGGCCAGGATCGCGATCCTTACGGGGCGCCCAAGTTCCGGAAGGACGGCACACCGGCCTTCGCGATGAAAGGCCACGACGTGGAAGAGTTCGTAGGGGTAGTGCGCCGCTATGGTGCCGACGCGACCGGCGTGCGAGCCATGGTCGAAGCGGCGAAGCGGCCGCCGGAGATCACTCCAGTTCGGATCGCTCAGGCTTGCGGAACCTGCGTTTTGAGGGCGGCCTAGCTACATCGTTAAACAGTTGAACTGTTCGAACCATTTCCGAAAGCGTTCGTCCGGGAACTTACCCCTATGATGCCGTCGAGCTAGTTTGATATTTTCGCAGATACAGACGCGCGCCTGGTGATACTCCTCATCGACGTCAGTGTTGCTGCCGTCGGCAATAGCCTTGTTGTAAGGCTCGATGCACTTTCCGATTCGATCAGCAAACTGATCATCAAAGCCAAGATAATCTGTCGCTGTATCCAAAACCTGTGCTTCGGAGACTGCGATGCGAGCCTCCGGCATTCTTCCGGACAGGCTTCTTTGTTGAAACTCGGTGTTGATGGATTCGGGGGTGACCGGTTTCCCGATTTTGCGGATGAATGTCGCGATCTCAATGATGCTCGCGACCAAGCCGAGAAAAGTAACTGGATCCATGGAACGCTCCCCCGACCGCTCTCTGATGTCTCTATGCAACCCTGCCACGAATTGGGCGAATTGCAAACAATGCAAATCTTCCCCTGACTGACCGGAGCCTGACACAGCCATGGCCCAGGGCAAGCATTCCCCCGTTCTGACGCCTGCGCTGCGGACCTATGTCGTTCAGGCCTTGGCCTGCTTCGATTCGCCGTCCGAGGTGGCCAAGACGCTCAAGGCGGAGTTCGGTGTCACGATCACCCCGCAATCGATCGAGTGCTACGATCCGACGAAGCGCGCTGGGCGTAACACGGCGAAGAAGTGGCGGGCATTGTTCGATCAGACCCGCAAGGACTTCCTCGAGAACACGGCCCAGATCGGGGTCGCCCATCGCGCCGTCCGCATGCGGAAGCTGCAGAAGCAGATCGACCTGAACGAGCAGCGCGGCAACTCCGCCATGGTGGCTCAGCTCCTGGAGCAGGCGGCCAAGGAGATGGGCGACCACTACACCGATCGCCGCCGGGTCGAGCACACCGGGAAGGACGGGAAGGATCTGCCGGCGCCGGCCGCTCCGGTAACGATCTTCCAGTTGCCGGACAATGGTAGGGGGTGAGAGCGGGCAGGGTAGCCCCAAGATCATCCGGCCGCAGCCGGGCCCTCAGACGCGGTTCCTGGCCAGCCCGGCCGATATCGGGATCTATGGCGGCAGCGCCGGCGGCGGAAAGACATGGGCGCTTCTCATGGAGCCGTCGCGCCATGTCGCGAACAAGGACTTCGGCGCCGTGTTCTTCCGCCGGACCCTGGTGCAGGTCCGCAATGAGGGCGGCCTGTGGGATGAATCGGAGAAGCTGTACCCCGAACTCAAGGCGACGCCACGGGTGGCGCCTGATCTCTCCTGGACGTTTCCGTCCGGTGCCTCGGTAAGCTTCGCTCACCTCGAGCACGAAAAGACCGTCCTGAATTGGCAGGGCGCGCAGATCCCACTGCTCTGCGTGGCAAAGGGTACGCCGGTCCTATTGGCCGATGGCACCTATCGCCCGATCGAGAAGTTGGTTCCGGGCGATCTCGCGATGACGCTGGAAGGCGCTCGCAAGATTACGCGGACCTTCGCGCCCCGTCAGGCTGAATGCGTCCGCGCCATTGTCTCTGAGGCAGACGGGACGGTTGTCGGTGAACAGGTGCATCCGTGCGACCATCCGGTGCTCACGCCGCAGGGTTGGGTGTCTTACGAGGACGCCCGGGCCGCTTCGCTTGCTTCGTCTGCCACTGAAATCCACGGCGCTCACAAATCTTCTTCGCCAATGTCGAAGCAATGCCGGTCGAGCGGGCCAGCTCTCGAAAGCCTGTCGCTGGATCAGCGGCAGCTATGCGCACGACCTCAATCGTCGCCGGATCGTTCGGGTCACTCGGGCTCCGCCGCTTGCGCAGCAGGTTCGGATACCGGTTTCGCAACGTTTGATGGTGGATTCCGAGAAGGGCGGCAGCCTCAGCGGTTGAGCGTCCCTGTAGTGCTTCACGGACCTGATCCTCGGGCAAAGGTGTCGCGCGACCATCTTCCGCAGCGTGAAGCCCGCCATGCGAGTGGCGATCATGCACCTCAAGATTGCTCGGATCATTGTTCAGCAGATTGCGATCGATGTGATGGCCGACTTCGGTGCCAGAAAGGTAGCGACCAAGTTTGTCCTCAAGGACCAAGCGGTGCTGAAGTACCATGCCATCCTTGTTGCAGCCCGGATGATCAGGGGCGTGCTCAATCACGTAGCCAAAGTGATTTATCCGAGTACGACCACCCCTATACGATGGAGCGGCGTTCGGCTTTGGGGGCCGTCCGGCTGGGTTCATGTGAGTTTGTCCCGGTAGGTATGGCGACCGTCTATGACATCGCCGTGGATGAGGTGAATCATTATGTCACTTCATCGAATCTCGTAAACAAGAATTGCTTTGACGAGCTGACCCACTTCACCGCCAAGCAGTTCTGGTACTTGCTGAGCCGCAATCGATCGATGTGCGGGGTGCGCCCCTACGTGCGGGCGACCTGCAACCCCGATGCCGACAGCTGGGTCGCCGAGTTCATCTCTTGGTGGATCGATCAGGAGACCGGCTTCGCCATCCCGGAGCGCTCCGGCGTGCTGCGGTGGTTCGTCCGCATCGGCGACAAGATCATCTGGGCGGATCGACCGGAGGAACTGGCGGGCTATACGGCGGCCGATGAGAACGGGGTCGAGCGCCCGATACCGCCAAAGTCGGTGACGTTCATCCCGGCCAAGCTCAGCGACAACAAGGCGTTGATGGCGGCCGATCCCGGCTACCTCGCCAATCTGATGGCGCTGCCGACCGTTGAGCGGGAACGCCTGCTGGGCGGCAACTGGAAGATACGGCCGGCGGCGGGACTGATGTTTCAGCGTGGCTGGTGCGCCGTCGTCGATGCCATTCCAGCCGGAGCGAAATGGATGCGCGGCTGGGATCTCGGTGCCACCCCGAAGACCGAGGGTAACGATCCCGATTGGACCGCAGGAACAAAGATCGGGAAGCTCCCGGACGGCAGGTACATCGTCGCTCACCATGTCCGCGATCGGAAGTCCCCATCGGGGGTCGAGACGCTGATCAAGAACACGGCGACCGCTGACGGTAAGGACGTGAAAATCTCGCTGCCTCAGGATCCGGGGCAGGCAGGCAAGAGCCAGGTGCAGAGCCTGACCAAGATGTTGGCCGGCTTCAGCGTGAGGGCGACGCCAGAATCGGGTGACAAGGTCACGCGCTTCAGCCCGTTCAGTGCGCAGGCCGAGGCTGGCAACGTGTTGGTGCTTCGGGGTCCGTGGAACGAGGACTGGTTCACGGCGCTCGAGGGATTTCCCGACGCCACGCACGACGACGACGCCGATAGTACCAGCCGCGCCTTCAACGCGCTCTTGGGCGGGTTCAGCTACGGCATGCTGGATGTCGTTCAATAGGAGACGCCGTTGAACACACCGATCGAGAGAACTGGGAGCGATGGCGAAGTGTTCGGGCGCTTGACCGTTCTCGGCATCGGGGCGCCCCGACCGCATGGCAAGACCAGTTTCGACACCACTTGGCGGTGTCGTTGCGCGTGTGGAAAAGAGCACGATGTTCGGCCCGACATGCTGCGAGCGGGCTCGGTAAGAAGTTGTGGCTGTCTGTATCGCGATACTCGGGAAAGCCGGCTTCGACACGGAAAGACGCGGGAAGGCGCTCCCACCCCGGAATATCGGGCGTGGCAGTCGATGAAGTCGCGTTGCTATCGCGAGAAGGACAAAGGCTTCCGCTACTACGGCGCGCGCGGCATCACAGTCTGCGACCGCTGGCTGACGGGCGACGGCAAAAACAGCGGCGTTGAATGCTTCCTGGCCGACATGAGGCAGAAGCCGTCGCCTGCTCACACGCTCGATCGCCGCGACGTCGAGAAGGGCTACAGCCCTGAAAACTGCCGCTGGGCGACGTACTCCGAGCAGAACGCCAACCGCCGCCCGTACAGGCGGGGGAAGACACGGCTCGCAACTGAAGCGGCACGGTTGGGTCAATGAGGCTTCTCGACACCCTCCGCAGCCTGGTCACCGGCTTGGGTGGCGCGAAGGACAAGACCGTCAGCCAGGTCTTCGGCTTCAGGGTGGTCGATGCCGCCGAGCTGAATGCGATGCATCGGTCGGATTGGCTCGCCAGGAAGATCGTCGACATCATCCCGAACGACATGACCCGCGCCTGGCGAGACTGGCAGGCGGAGGGAGATGAGATCGAGTTGATTGAGGCCGTGGAGAAGCTGCCGCAGATCAACACGCAGGTGAAGGTAAACGAGGTTCTTAGAAAGGCGCGCCTGTTGGGCGGTGCCGGACTGTACCTCGGGATGAAGGACAACCAGCCGACGGAACCGCTCGACATCGAGCGCGTCGGTAAGGGCGATCTCCAGTACGTGCATGTTCTCACGCGCCTTGAGGTCACCACGGGCGAGCGCATCCGCGACATCAGGAGCGAATGGTTCAACCAGCCGAGCTATTACGAGATCAACGCCGGCGGCAGCCAGAACCTGGCGCCCGTGCGAATCCACCCCTCGCGCTTCATCCGCTTCGTCGGTGCCGACATCCTCGATACCACCCNNGCGGCGGATGATGGCTGGGGCGACAGCATCCTGCAGATCGTCTACGACGCGATCCGAGAACGCGGCATCGTCCCAGCAGCACACCGCAGCGCTGATCCCCGAGGCCAAGACCGATGTGATCTACATCCCGAACCTGTCGGACTACCTGCTGAACGCCACGACGACGAAGCAACTGACCGACCGCTTCACGTACGCAAACACCATCAAGTCGATGTTCAACATGGTGCTCCTGCAAGGCACCGGGGGGAACGGGCCGAACGACGGCGGCGAACGTTGGGAGCAGAAGCAGATCAGTTTCGCCCAGCTTCCCGAGCTGATGCGGCAGTACCTGCAGATCGCCTCGGCGGCAGCCGATATCCCGATCACCCGAATGCTGGGGGAAAGCGCCGGNGGATTGAANAGCACCGGCAAGGGCGAGCTGAAGGACTATCACAACAACATCGGNGCCAGGCAGGTGAACGAGCTTGGCCCGGCGCTGAACCGCCTGGACGAGGTCACGATTCGNTCTGCNCTGGGCTCGCGCCCGGCCGGCATCTACTACAGCTGGGCGCCGCTCGAGCAGATGTCGGAGAAGGAGAAGGCCGAGATCTTCAAGGCGAAGGTCGAGGCCGCCCGCCAGATCGTAGGCAGCGGGGGCACCTCACCGGCGCTGATGTCCGTCGAGGTCGTCGGCGAGGCGCTCGCGAACGAGCTGATCGAGGACGGGTCGCTCTCCGGTCTCGAAGCATCGATCAAGAAGTACGGTCTGATCACGGAGGATCCGGAGGAGGGCGACGAAGAGGCCGCGCTTGGAGTACAGCAGCAGGCGGCCGACGCCGCGCCTCGCAGCCTCTATGTGCGCCGCGACGTGCTCAACGGCGAAGAAATCGTGGCTTGGGCGAAGGGGCAGGGGATTATCGAGATCCGCACCGATCTTCATGTGACCATCGTCCACTCTCGGACGCCGATCGATTGGATTGCCGCCGGAAATGCCGGCGAGTGGGGCGCGGAGAAGGACGGCAAGCTGACCATCCCGGCAGGTGGCCCCCGTGTCGTCGAGCCCTTGGGCGATATGACGGCGGTACTGATGTTCGCGTCGTCACAACTCTGCTGGCGGCATGAGGAGATCGTACGGGCGGGCGCCTCGCACGATTTCGACAGCTTCCAGCCCCACATTTCGCTTTCGAAGGCTAGGGTTGATCTGGCGGAAATCGAGCCGTACCGCGGCGCCATCGTCCTCGGTCCGGAAATTTTCGAAGAGGTCAAGGAGTAGGCGGGCTATAGTAAGCGGCCGCGAGAGGTGCTGGAAACACCCCGCCGCGGCCTAACCACTATCGATCATGGAAGGATCGAAATGGCTGCCGTCACTGAGCATGGGCCCGGCCCGGCTGTAAAGACCTGCACAGTCTGCGGCGTCGGATACACCCGGAAGAAGGGCTACGCCTTCAAGTACTGGAACTCCTCGACGACCTGCTCACGTAGTTGCGCCAGCCAGATCGGTAGGCGCAATCGTGTCTGGCCATCACTTGCTGATCGGTTTGCCGAGAAGGTGGACCGAGCGCCGGGGCAAGGTCCGTATGGTGATTGCCACGAGTGGCGAGGGCACCGCATCAAGTGGGGCTATGGGGGCTTTAAGGTTGGCCGACAGGTCCGGAAGGCTCATCGCGTCGCCTACGAACTCGCGAACGGTCCGATTCCCGAAGGGGCATTGGTTCTGCATAGTTGCGACAATCCTCCCTGCTGTAACCCGGCGCATCTGTCGCTCGGGTCACAGGTAGGCAACATGGCGGACAAGAGAGCCCGCGGCAGGAATGTCAAACGTGGTGAGGAGAAATTGCCGCGCGTTGACCCGGACGATCCGGACAGCATGCCCATTCCGGGCGACCTGAACGTCACATAGGCCGCTCGGGCGGCTTTCGAGGCCACCCATGAAATTCACCGACGCTGTAACCGTCGCGGGAACGCGCCGGACCGAGGACGGCTACTTGGTCGCCGAGGCGCGCGCCGTGCGGACCGGAATCCAGGTCTACACCGGTGCAGAGGTCGGGCGGTCCGACTTGGCGACGGTGCGGGTGTATCGCGCTCCGGAGCAGGTGTTCGCCGCCGATAGCCTGCAGTCCTTCACCCACGCTCCGATCACGATCGAGCATCCGAAGGACGCGGTCACAGCCGAGAACTGGAAGGACCTCGCTGTTGGCGAGGTCAGCACGCTCGCCAAGAAGGACGGCGAGTGGGTGCTGCTGCCGCTGATCCTGAAGGACGCCAAGGGCATCAAGCAGGTCGAGACCGGAAAGCGGGAACTCTCCGCCGGCTACACCTGTGAGCTGGACTGGACGCCCGGGACAACGGTCGACGGCCAGGCATTCGATGCCTCCCAGAAGAACATCAAGATCAACCACCTCGCGATCGTCGATACGGCGCGTGCTGGTTCCCGAGCTCGCATCGGAGACGATGCGGGAAAGTGGGGCGCGAGCCCTGTCACCACCCAGACAGCAGATGAAAGGACCATACCAATGGATCTGCGCACAGTGCTGGTCGATGGGCTCCAGGTCTCGACGACCGAGGCAGGCGCCCAGGCGATCGCGAAGCTGACGAACGACCTCAAGTCGTCCGCAGCCAAGGTCACCGATCTCGAGAAGTCGCACGAGACGACGCTGACCACCCTGAAGGCCGATCACGCCAAGGCGCTGGCCGCCAAGGATGCGGACCTGGCGAAGAAGGATGCCGAGATCGATGGCCTGAAGGGCAAAGTGCTCGACGCCGCCGCTCTCGACAAGCTGGTCGCCGCCCGCGCCAACCTGATCACCGTGGCGAGGGCGATCGCCAAGGACATCAAGGTCGAGGGCCTGTCCGACGTCGACATCAAGAAGGCGGCCGTCACTGCCGCCTTGGGTGATGCGGCGGCCAAGGATAAGCCGCAGGCCTATATCGATGCCCGCTTCGACATCCTGGCCGAGGAAGCCGCGAAGAAGTCCGGCAAGGATCCGGTCGCGGACGCCATCGCCAACGGCGGCAGCGGCATCGTCTCGGACGAAAAGGGCGTCGCCGATGCCTATGCGGCGATGGTCAAGGACATGACCAGCGCGCACGCGCCGGCGGCCAAGTAGAGGAGGTCGAGCAGATGTCCACCTATCAGACCACCTATTCGAACGCCCCCGCCAAGGGGCTTCCTGGCCAGGTCGCGAACAGCGAACTCGCCAACATCATCAGCCGCACCGTGGAATCTGCGGCCGGCATCGAGTTCGGCCAGCCGGCGTACCGCGGTTCGGGCGATCACGGTGTCGTCGTCGGCGCCGCCTTCGCGGCCACGGGTGTCGGCGCTGCGGGCGTCCCGGCACCCGCGGCGGCGACCATCTCGGCTTCCCCCGTCATTTCGGGCGGAGCCAAGGCCGGCGTCTACACCGTTCGATGCATCATCGGAGGGGCCGGCACTGCTTCGAAGTGGGCAATCATCGATCCCGATGGCAAGCAGGTCGGCGTCGCGACGGGCAACACCGAATACGATGCCAACGGCCTGAAGTTCACGGTGACGGACGCCGGCACCGATCCGGTCGCCGGCGAGACCTTCACGATCACCGTGACGCCCACCGCGAACGTCGACTTCATCGGCCTCGCGGTCCTCGCATCCTCGCGGTCCCGCCGCAGNCNTCCGACGCCCGACAAGTTCCCGCAGTACTTCACCGGCGCCTTCATGACCGAAGGCCCGATGTACGTCGTGGCGGGCGCCTCGGTGGTCGACGGCGGCGACGTCTACTGGAACCCGGCGACCAAGCGCTACACCTCGACGACCAGCCACATCCGCATCCCCGGCGCGAAGTTCGATACCTCCGGCGGTGACGGCGACGTCGTCGAAATCTCCCTCAAGCTGCGCTGATCGGGCGCCGTCCAAGAAAGGAAGCAGCAACCATGAACGTTGTTCTCCCGCCGCGCCCGGTGCCCTTCACCGACGCGCAGGCCGCTTTCCCCTTCGTCATCGCGCAGGGGCGCAACGTCGAGCAGCGCATCTATACGAAGCGCTACCCGACCTTCAATTACGGGGCTCACGTCCCGGTCGTGACCGAGGGCAATGCCTGGGCCATCGGTACGATGTTCTTCACGGTCGACATCGCCGGCGAGGCGAAGTTCATCAGTGGGGCGGCAAACGACCTGCCGTTCAGCTCGGCCACCCGCGACCAGGCCGCGCATGACTTCGCCATGATCGGTGCCGGCTGGGAATGGAACCTCGAGGAGGTCAACCAGGCGGCGCTGTACGGCATCCCGATGTCGGACACCAAGGCGATGGCGTCGAGCCAGGCGATCGAGCGCCTGCTCAACGGCATCGCCATGATCGGCTCGACCGAGAAGAACTGGAAGGGGCTGATCAACAGCTCGGCGGTGTCCCGCGTCGATGTCGCCAACGACGGCACCGGGACCTCGACGTTCTGGAGCACCAAGACCAACGATCAGATCCTGCGCGACATCAACGACCTGATCTCCAGTGTCCGTGTCGCCACCCTGGAGATCGAATGGATCGACAGCCTCCGGCTGCCGCCCGAGGCCTTCCGACTGCTGAACACCCGACGCCTTGGCGCCGGCGACGGCGTCATGACCCTGTTGGACTTCTTCCGGAAGAACAACATCTACACCGCCGAGACCGGGCAGCCGCTGGACATCCAGCCGCTGCGGGAACTGGCGACCGCGTCCAACGACGGCGGCGGCCGCATGGTCGTTTACCGCCACGATCCCGAGGTCGTCCGCTTCCATCTCCCGATGCCGCGGCGCGTGCTGCAGCCCCGCCAGAAGACCGTCATGGCCTTCGAGCAGGGCGTCATCGCGCGTACAGGCGGCACCGAGATCCGTCTGCCTGGGGCCATGGCCTACGGCGACGAGATCACGGCACCGCCGGCGTAAGGGAGAGCCTGCGATGCAGATCACGAACAACTCGGGCGCCCGACAGGGCGTCCACACGACGAAGGGGCTCGTCTGGCTGAAGCCGGGCGAGACCCGCGACGACCTCGTGTTGTCGCACTCCGACGCGGAACGCGCCGGCAGGCTGCCGTTCCTGACGATCGTGGGCGAGCCGGTCGACGATGTGGCGCCCGGTCCGGAATCCGTCGGCGAGAGCCGAGAGATGGCCGAGATGCGCGCGCGTTTCGACGCCAGCTACGGCGCTCTCCGGACGAGGGCGGAAGACCTCGATCGGCGGGTCGCCTTGCTCTCGACGGAGAAGGATGACCTGACGCGCGATCTTGCCGCCGCTCGCGCCGAGATCGAGGAGCTTCGCCGGACGAAGGCGGAGACGCCCACCAAGCTCGAGGCCAAGCACCGGGGTGGCGGTAGCTATTCCGTGCTGGACGCCGACGGCAAGGAAGTCCTGGAGAAGCTCTCCAAGGCCGACGCAGAGGCCTTCAACGCCATGACGGCCGAAGAGCAGGCCGAGTACGTCAAGGCGGCGGCGAAGACCTGACCAACCGGCGCGGTGGGAGACTGCCGCGCCCCTAATTCCGTGAGGCCACCATGCCGGGATACGGCTCCGATGACGGCTTCACCGCGTACGTGGTCGCGAATGGCTATACCTTGCCGGCCGGCAGCATTCCGGCCGCGCGCGCCCGTGGCAGCCTCTATATCGACGGCGCCTACCACGATCGATTTCCCGGCCGTCCCACCGGCGGCATCGACCAGGAGCGCGCCTGGCCGCGTGATGGTGCCGCTGATAGGTACGGCAACGAGATCGCGCCGGGCGTCGTGCCGACCCGTGTCATCGAGGCCTCATACGAGGCCGCGCTGCTCGAGCTGACGACACCTGGCAGCCTGTCGGCCGTGGCCACCGCAAGCGAGCAGATCAAGCGCCTCAAGGCCGGGAGCGTCGAGTTGGAGTATGCCGACAACGCCAGCATGTCGGCCGTCATCGGTGCGATTCCGATGTCGACGCGGATTGAGGGGCTTCTCGCCCCGCTGATCGGTCCCGCCACGCTGCTGCCAGCGATCCTGGTGGTCTGATGCCTTCTCCACTCGACGCGCTCGCGGGGAAGATCGGGAAGGCCTTTGGCGGCATCTTTCTCGACGCCACCCTGAGCCGCGACGGCTTCACGCCTGATCCCGCTGAACCAGGGGAGCCCGGCGAGATCACGACGGCGACCTGGCCCTGCAAGGCCATCCACGAAGAATGGAGCACGAGTTACCTGGCTGGTGGTCTGGTGCTGGCGGGGGAACGCAAGGTGCTGGTCTTGGCCGCCACGCTGGCGACCGAGCCAAAGCCCGGCGACCGCATCACGATCAGAGGGGAAACCTTCACGGTGGTGCCGGGGGCGTCCGCGGGCGCGCCGGCGGTATCGACGGATCCTGCTCGGGCGACCTGGACGCTCCGGGCGAGGGCCTGACCGGTGGCTCGTCCTACGCAACGGCAGCGTATCGATGAATTGCTGGAAAAGTGGCCACCAGAACTGCGGGTAGCCTTCATCGAGTCCATCCGGGATATCGTCGATCGTATCCACCTCAACGCGATCATCACGGCCTTGGAGAGCGGTGACATCGAGGGGGCGGTGAGGGCGACCAACATCGAGCCGGCGGCCTTCCAGCCGCTCGACACTGCCATCCGACAGGCGTTCCTTGAGGGCGGGACCGCAACGGCCGCCACGATGCCGCCGACGCGCGAACCGGGTGGTGCGGCGGTGGTGTTCCGCTTCGATGTCCGCATGCCGGCGGCCGAGAACTGGCTGGCCACCCATTCGTCTCAGGCCATCACGGAGATCGCTGAGGACCAGCGCCGAGCGGTCCGAGCGGCTCTCACGGAAGGGATGGCGAGGGGAGACAATCCCCGCACGACGGCGCTCGATGTCGTCGGTCGCGTCAACATGGCCACCGCCCAAAGGGAAGGTGGCATCATCGGCCTGTCCAGCGTCCAGGCTGAATACGTTGCGAATGCCCGGCGCGAACTGCTTTCAGGAGATGCGGCCCAACTGAAGCGATACCTCGGCCGGGAGCGCCGCGACCGCCGCTTCGATCCCCAGGTCAGGAAGGCGATCAAGGTCGGAAAGCCGATCGACGCCGCCGTGATCACGAAGATGACGGGACGGTACGCCGATCGTCTTCTCGCGCTGCGCGGAGAGGTCGTCGGCCGGACGGAGACGATGGCCGCCATCAATGGCTCCCGGCATCAGGCGTGGGAACAGGCTGCTGCAAAGGGTGGCTTCTCGGTCGATGACGTCGAGAAGGGTTGGGTGGCGATACGCGACCTCCGCACCCGCGACACTCACCGCCACATGAACGGCGAGAAAGTCAGGCTGCAGCAGCCGTTCTCAAATGGGCTGATGTATCCAGGTGATCCCAACGGCGACATCAAGGAGCGCGCCAACTGTCGCTGCCGCCTGATCTACAAGCGGAACTTCTTCGCCGGATTGAGGTGAGCCATGGCGATGGGCTCTTTTGCGGCGACCGTCGGGAAGTGGTGCCGGCGAACAAAGGAACGGCAGCGCGCCGTCTTCCAGGGGTCGGCGCAACGAATGTTCGTCGATGTTCTCTCCCGCACCCCAAGAATTACCGGCTTCCTCGCCAACACGCTGGAAGCCTCTCTGAGCGGCCCGCAGTCGATACGTGCCGATGCCATCCCGCCAAGCGACGCGGCACCGAACTCCTATCCGTTGCCGGCGGACTTCGGGCTAGTGATCTCCAGCGCCACCATCGGCGACACGATCTACGGCTCGTTCGGCGCCGCCTACGCCCGCCCAGTCGAGTACGGAACGAAGTTCCAGAACCCCGCGGCGATGGTGCGGCTGGCGGCCCAGAACTGGCCTCATCATGTTGCCGAAACGGTCAGAGAGGCGAGGTCGGCCGCTCAGGGTCGTTCGCCGCAATGAGGGCGGCGATGAAGAGCATCAGCGCTCGGTTGGCCGCACGCAGTGCGGTCTCCCCGCGTGTCGTCTGGCCCTTCAAGGACTGAAGGTCGAAGGCCATGCGGTGCAGGACATCCTGCACCTCCCAGTCGCTCAGCGGTTCGGATTTCGGGACCGGCAGGTCGGGCAGCGTCGTCTCCTATCAACGGCGGCCCCACGCCAGCACCGGGAAGCTAGCAAATGCCCGACGCCGTCGAAACTCTCATCTACAAGGCGCTGCGGAACAGGCTGAACGCTCTCACCCTCGACCCGCCGCTGCCCATTGCATGGCCGAACTTCGCCTTCGACCCGCCGCCAACGACCTATCTCAAGGTCGACATGCTGTGGAACCGGAAGGTGAACCGCGGCATCGCGAGCAACAGCGCGACCGAACACAGAGGCATCCTGCAGGTCACCGTCGTGGCGCCGGCGAACACCGGTATCGTCGCGCCGACCAACGNNGCCGGGTCGGTCGCGGCTCACTTCGAGCGCGGGGCGCCAATCGCCCTCGACGGCATCAAGGTCAAAATCGAGGGCGAGCCGTCGCTCGGGCCGCCTCAGCCGAGCGGCGACCGGATCCGCCTGCCGGTGTCGATCGGCTTCTACGCCTTCACCTGAATTCCCGGCACGACCGGGCTAACGGCCCCCGCAAAGACGGGGGTTTTTCTTTGCCCTGAAGGGAAATCCCCACCATGACGATCAACAAGAACGAGACGAAGCTCTTCATCTCGCCGACACCGGTCGATGCCTTTGCCATCGCGGACATGACCGAAGAGGACGCACTGGCGGCCTTCGAGGCGATCAACGACTGGGTCGAGGTCGGCGAGGTCGAGAACCTCGGCGAAATCGGCGACGCCGCGCAGTCGATCACGTTCGTCTCGATCGGTCGCCAGCGTGTTCGCAAGCTCAAGGGCGCCCGCGACGCCGGCGACCAGACCATCGTGGTGGGCCGCGACCCGCTCGACGACGGCCAGGACGAGCTCATCGCTGCGGAGAAGACCAACTACCAGTACGCGTTCAAGATGGAGATGGACGACGCCAAGACCCCGTCGTTTTCCGAATCCGTCCTGTACTACGCCGGTCTGGTGAACACCCGGCGCACCGGTCTCAACGACGGCAACACCGTGACCCGGCGCACCTTCGCGATCGGTGTGCAGGTGGTCCTCGAGGTCGCCTCGGCGGCCCTGTCGGTTCCGGTGAACCTTACCCGCCCGTCCATCATCGGCTCGAGCCTGGCCCAGGCCTCTGTCCTGACCGCTGACGTCGGCTCGTGGTCCAACGCCCCGACCAGCTACAGCTACCAGTGGCAGTCCGATACTTCGGGCAATGGCACGTTCGCCAACATCAGCGGGGCGACCAACAGCACGCATACGATCGCCGCCGGCCAGGCCGGCGACGCGATCCGTGTGCAGGTCACGGCGACGAACGCCGCGGGCAACTCCTCGGCGGCGAATTCGCTGCCTGTGGGCCTCGCCGGCTCCTGATCGGCCTCTCTCGCGCGAGAGAAAGGGGGCCGCCGTTCCGCCGGGGGCGGCGGCCCCCACCCGGCATCCCGGCACAGGACTTCATCATGGACAAGACCGAAGCATTCGAACTCAACGACCTGGCGGATCTCGGGGCGGCCGATACCGCCTACATGACAGTCGCCATCAACGGGAAGCAGACCTCGTGGAAGTGGATCTGGGCAGGTCCTGGCCACCCCAAGACCGTCGCTTTCAATGAACGCATGAGCCGCGAACGTCTCGCCATTGACGCCGATCGGGAGCAGAAGCGCCACAACGGCCGGAAGGTGAAGGTCGAGGCGCTCACCCCGGCCGAGGATCTGAACGAGAAGATCGAGCAACTGCTCGCCCGCCTTGTCGGGTGGACGCAGGTGAAGGTCGCCGGCAGCGTCCTGGAGTTCAGCGCGGAAGCCGCTCGGAAGATCCTCAGCAATCCGGACAACCACGGCCCCGGCGGCATCTACATCCAGTGCTGGGAATTCCTGGGCAATGAGCAGTCTTTTACCAAGGGCTCGGGGACGAACTCCGGGCCTTCGCTGAACGAAGCTTCCGCTTAGACGTCGTCATAGAGGGCCGCTCGCGCCGGGATCGCTTCGAAACCCGGCTCGAGCGGGCCGAGGCCTATCTCGCCAAGGGCCACAAGGTCGAACAAGCATCGAAGATCGTCGCCGAGCTGCGGGCGGAGTTGTGGGTGCCGCCGTTCCCGAGAGCGCTGGCCTACATCTGGCGGGCGTACCTTCGGCTCCGTCGCCGCAAGTCCATGGGCTTCAACGGCTTCGACAAAATCGAATGGCCGGACATCGACGCCTTCCTGCATCGCAGCGGCATCCGGCTCTTGCCGTGGGAAGTCGAGATCGTCGAGGACATCGACGACATCTTCTGCCGCGAGATGGCCTTGGGACGTGAGGCGACGAAAGCCGAAGCGGCCCAGGCCGCCAAGGACAGCGTCAAGAACACGGCGAAGCGGTCACGGACCGCAAGACGAGAGCGGGGAGGGCCATAAGCATGGAAGATCTCGCCGCGCTAGGCTTCTCCATAGATTCCACGCCGCTTACCGAATCCGAGCGCGCGATGGAACGGATGGCGTCCGCCGCCGTCAAGGTCGACGCTGCGACACGTGGCGCGGCCGATGCGCAACGAGGCCTCGGCGCCGCAACCACCACCACCACGTCGGCGACCGAAAAGCAGTCGGAATCGATCCGACGCGCGACGCAATATGACGAGGCCCTGACCGCCGCCTATCGCCGGGCGACGGCACAGATCACCGCCGACGCGCAGGCTCGCGTGGCAGCAATCAGGACCGTTGAGACGGCGGTAACCATTGCGGCCAGGCAGGAGGCCGACGCCTATGCCATGGCCCGCCGGCAGGCCGATGGCTACGCGCGAGCGGCAACGCAGAGCATGATCGATGCGGCCAGNGCGAGCAGTCGGACGCTTATGGCTTCCGTNGCGGCTTCGACCGACAGCATCAAGGCGNTGTACNTCGGCACCGCTACAGCGGCGAACGCCGNGGCCAATCAGATCGCAGCCGCCAACGCCAAGGTGGCCGCCTCGGCGGGGGCGAGCNNGGGCTACATGGGGCGGCCGGGCCAGGTCGGCCTCAACGCCCAGCAAANGNTGATGCTGGGCTANCAGCTCCAGGATGTCGGCGTNTCGCTGATCGGCGGCATGAACCCGCTGGTGGTTGCCGCCCAGCAGGGGCCGCAGATCTCGATGCTCTACGGTGGCGTCGGCAACATGCTGCGGGCGATCCCGAAGCCGTTGCTCTACGGCGGCGCCGGTGCGGCCGGCATCGGGGCCGGCCTCTACGGGTTAAATGCCGCGGCCGAATCGCAGGACGATGT